TCTGGTGGGCAACCTGTTTACTTTAATGTCAGCTCAAACGCTAGTGTGACGGCAGTGGCTCCAGCTAATGCGTCTCCACAATACGCCTTGGTGTCAGTACCAGGAACAATTAAAGTGTTTACAGTGCCTTATCAATTCAGCCCTACTACACCTTTGTATGTAGCTTTTATTGGTGAAGCAACATCTGAATGTTATTTTACGCCTGGTGAGGGTCTTTGATTGATCCCATATCAGCATTTGCTATGGCACAGGCTGCCATTGCGGGGGTCAGAAAGTGTGTTGACCTCTACAAGGAAGCTAAAGCCGTAGCAGAAGATGTGACCGAGATTACCAGTGAGGTATCTGGTCACATTGGTACATTCTTAGAGGCTAAAGAAGTCCTCGAAAAGGCTACAGAAGAGGCGAAGAAGAAACCCCCACCTAAAGGGGTCAGTTTGAATAAACAAGCGTTTGACAACATTATGCGCGTCAGACAGCTCCAGGAACAAGAAAAAGAACTCCGTGAATTTATGATTTACCAGACACCAGGGCTAGGCGGTCTGTGGAAAGAATTTGAGGTGGAGAGGGAGAGGCTCAGAAAGGAGCAAGAGGCTGCGGAGCGGGAGGCAAAAAAGCTGCTCAGGAGGCTATCCGAAGAAGGAAAGCACTCCTTGAAAGATACCAGTACAGAATTGTTATCAGCGCTGCCATCTTGATCTTGGTGCTTGAATTTGTTGCACTCATGTACTATGTCCACATAGAATATCAGAAGTCAAAATATCACATAGAAAGCAAATAATGTTTGGCTTGATGAATCCCTGGGTGATTGTAGGAATTTTGTGCTTAGTGATCAGTTCTTACTTCTATGGTCATCACCAGGCTTATGTCGAGCAAGAGGCAGAGGTTGCTAGGCTCAACGCACTAGAACGTGATAAAGAGAAACAAATGCAGCAACTGGCAGACACCCATGCCAACGAATTGAGAAAGGCAACACAAAATGCAAAAGCTGAAGTTACTAAGTTGCAGTCTGACATTGCTACTGGTCAGCTGCGCCTCACCGCCCGCACCGTTTCAAGCTGCAAAGATTCCACCTCTGCCAATGGAGATACAGAAACAAGAGCCGAACTTGACCCAGAGGTTAGTCAAACTCTTATCGCCATCACCGCAGACGGGGATAACGCCATCAGGCAACTCAACGCCTGTATCGACATCTACAACGAAGTAAGGGGTAAGCAATGAAAGCCTGGACACTTAAAGGTTGCATCACCATCATGGCAACCTTCTCTTTAATGGGAGTAGTCTTTTGTATGATTTATATGTTCATGCAAGCTATATTTGATCCAACAGTTGACGATAAAGTTGTATTTGATATTATTGGTCCAGCGTTCCAAACTATTGTTGGTGGATTTATTGGATTGATTACTGGCATACATATCGGAGAAAAGAATGACGATACTAACTAAACACTTTACGTTAGAAGAACTTACGCATACAGATCATAGGGAGTTGGACAATGAGCCTAATGAACTTGAAAAGGCAAATCTCATGCGCCTGGCAGTCTTTCTGGAGCAGATCAAAGAACTCCTTAATGGTTCTCCTATCATGGTTAATTCAGCCTTTCGTTCAAAAGCTGTCAATGACGCAGTTGGCTCTAAGGATACTAGTCAGCACCGTATCGGCTGTGCTGCTGATATTCGTGTGCTTGGGCTTACTCCTGACGAAGTAGTGAAGGCGGTCATTGCAAGTGAGTTACCTTATGACCAAGTCATCAGGGAGTTTGACAGATGGACGCACATTTCTGTGCCTTCCCACCCAGATGACAAACCCCGTAGACAAGCCTTAATCATTGACAAACAAGGAACCAGAGCCTATGTCTGACAAAAAACCCAACCTATCAGTAGGCAGAGGAGAGAAACAGTCAGTATCCAAAGGGGGAGGGTTGACAGCCAAAGGACGATCCAAATACAACAAAGCAACAGGATCAAACCTAAAAGCGCCACAAAAATCAGGTCCAAGACATAAGTCATTTTGCGCCCGTTCTAAAAGTTGGACAGGTGAAAGAGGTAAAGCAGCAAGAAAGAGATGGGGTTGCAGATGAAAACACCAAAAGCAAAACGTGGTCTTTACTACAACATCAACAAGAGACGTAAAGCGGGACTACCCGCAAAGAAACCTGGTCAGCCTGGTTACCCTACTAGGAAGGCATTTAAACAGGCTGCCAAGACTGCCAAGCGTTAAGGAGCTGGTAAGAGTCCACCCTCGAACAAGTACGTTCCAAAGTGACCTAAACTTGCCCAGGGTGCTGCCCAGACTTTAAGACCCGCCTCCCTTGCCTTCCAGCAAAAGAAGTAATCTTCAGACAACAATCTTTCTGTGCCTGGTTCTATCGCACAAGCAAAGTATTCTGTGATCTCTTCTCTGTCCATTTTCTGACCGATAAAGCCTACGTCATTCTTGTAGACGTTGACCACCTTCTTCATCTTCTCAAAAGTTGATCTCTTGATCAGCATGAACCCAGTTCCACCGTTCCAGATTTCCACAGGTTTATTCACAGGCACTGTGACTGCACCATCATAGTCTTTGAGGTTGACCACCAGGCTGCCTGTTCTGTTCTTCCATTCGTTTACAGGAACACCTTGAGCAGCTGCTTGAGCAACTCCATCCCAGTTGATTTCTTTCTTAGGATAGATGCCACAGATGATGTCCTTGTTTGCCTGGACCATAGGTATCACGTCAGCTGGATTGAACTTAATATCAGCGTCTATGAAGAGGAGATGGGTGAACTCCTTGCGCTGCATGAAGTGGTGCGCCAGGGCGTTTCTACCCCTCTGGATGAGGCTCTCATTGAACATGGCAGAGTACCCCATGTTCATACCCGCTTGCTGTAAAACGTGACCTAAAGTAATCAGGGATTGTGTGTAGTAACCTGTACACATTCCACCGTACATAGGCGTTGCCACAAACAAGTTGGCAGCCTTTTTCTTTCTAGGTTTCTTCTCTGTTACTACTTCTTCTGTTTTCTTTTTCGTTGCCATAATAATCCTTTTAAGTTAAGAAAGGCATACTGTGGACTACGGGGGTATGCCAGCTCCCGTCCTAACTCCTGGGGTTGCCCCAGAGTTCGCGCCCACTGCTCTGTTGGTAGGACGTACAGGAGTCGAACCTGTGACCAACAAATTAAAAGTCTGCTGCTCTACCATCTGAGCTAACGTCCCTCTTTACCGTCTTTGTAACCTTCCTCATAAGCCAGGTCAATCAGGTCTTTTAAAGTCATGTTGAGGAGTTCTAGGATATATCTTCTATCCTCAGAACATATTTGCCTGTCTTTGCAGACTTCCTCCAACCATGAACTTCTATTCTGATCCCCGCTTTCCTGACCCATGAGACAGTCTCACTTTCTTGTATTTTGTGAATCCTGGCAGACACCGCACTGGCAGTCACTTGTACCGCCAGAACCTCACCGTCTTTGATTGCCAGAATATCGCACCACCCCCAGAGGTCTTTTCTGACCCTGGCAAAAGAACTCCAATGTTCGACTATCCAGGGAAGGTATCCTTGCTCTCTGAGGTAGGCTAAAGAGCGTTGTGTGGGACTTGTTTTGGTTGCCATCAGAAGGGTACGTCATCATCCATCTGACGCGCTGGTGGTCTCTTTGCGTAACCAGGAGTCACTTCCTTGTCTGATCTGTCTCCACCCTCGGCAATGCGTTTCTTCTTGAGCCAGTTGTCCTCCTTGATCGAGAGCAGCGTATTGCCTCTAGAAGTAGGTTTCTGCCAGGCTCCCAGGTACAGTTTCTCTCCCGCCTTGTAATCACACTCTAGCAAGACAAAGCCTTGAAAGTCTGGAGACATTTCATGTTTTCTGTCTTTAGGCTCGGTAAAGTACATGACTCCCTTGCCTGGTGTTTCTGGATAGTTTGTTTTTCCTATTGCCATGATTGCTCCTTAAAGTTCAACGGTTGTAAATTCAGATGGGATATGTGTTTGTGGATCAGCACCAGCGTTAGCAATTGCAGCCTTGAGCTGAATCTTCTGGAAAGTGGTGAACTGCACAGTGGTAAGGTCATTGACCACAGACAAGCTCTCAATCTTGGTTGCCTTGTCTTGTACTTTGATTTTGTTGGAGTCAACGATTCTCTTGACCAGGTTAGCGTAGGCTGCAATCCACTCTTCTACAGTGTCATAAGCAGAGTGAGGTTCTTCCAGATTGGGAACCCAGAGTTTGTATTGCGCCTCTTGTGTATTTTCTTCAATAGATTTAATGACTTCCACCTCTGCCACGGGTGGAGGCTCAGATTTCTCAAAGACTCTTGTTCCAGGGGTAGGAGCAAAGTCTTGGACTTCCTCAGGCGTATATACGCCAACGACACACCCAGGGTAGACCGAACGTATACCTTCCGAAACACACCGCGCTCGCAACATCGCACGACTATAGTTCTTCCAATTGTCTTTGTTGGCAATGCCGATTGCCTTTGCTTTCTGTAGCGTCCAGGTGACTTCCAAAGACCCGCCCTGAGGGTGCGTAAATAAGCCTGTAACGATTTCATCTGTGTACTCCTTCCATTGGACTGCTCCTCCCGCCTGTTGAAACCTGGCAAGCATTGCATCTGCTTTGAGAGCGGGTCTACCCTGGATGACATGGTAGTCTCGCATGGCTATTGCTGGGTGTAAGTCTTCAGCCTGGCACAGCAACATGATTGCCATTGCCTCTTGAGGATTTTTAAACCCAAACATTCTGGACCCAGCTGCAACTTCTGCCATTGCCTGGATGTCTGATAGTGGTACTAAATTGCTCATTGTTTGCCCTCGTAAACGACTAGAAGTGCATCTGCTAGTGAGAATGCAACGGTTGCTATTTCTTCTGGAGTTGCGTACAGCTCCATTGCATGAGGTGCAATACCTTGCACGCACATGGTTGCCACCCAGAGTCTGAGGTCAATGCCTTCAGAACTGGAGGTCAGTCCTGTGGTTGGATGTTTGTGAGAAAAGGGAAAGACTTTGTTCATAAGAGTTTCAGCTGTACTTTGTAGACCTGGGCAATAAGTTTGACAGGGCTGACAGTCTTGTTAGTGATTCTGCATTTGCGCTGCAGCTGTGACTCTAAGTGACCTTTCTCTAGCAATTCGTTTATGCGTCCGCAAACGCTAGAAAGTCTAATGTTCAAGAGTTCTGAGACTTCTGCCCTAGAAAAATCTCTGTGTGGATTACTTTTAAAGAAAGTCAGAATGTTGGAGGCTTGTTGCCCTAGTTTGCCAGAGGCTTTGTGTTCCTCCAGGTTAATGATGCTGGTTTCTGCAATCATTTGACTAAGAACCTTCTAGAGCCTGGGATGGGTCTGACAAACTGGTCATAGATGTCTGGCATGGATTGTCTGAACAATGTGCTGTCAAACTTGTTAGAGGCTTTCGCGTTCTTCCAGGTTGCCAGTACCTTGCCATCTACTGTCATCAGCGTCCCTTTGTCTTCCATGTAACCTTGGATGAGAGTCTGTATTTGCTCTTCTTGAGCCTCTAGCGCCTTGATCTGAGCCTTGATGTTAGCAAGGGTGCTGCAAGCCAGTTCAACGCTCTGAGAGGCGGTTTTGACTGCCTCAGTAGATACAGGATAGAGCAGTTTTGTTTGTTCCAGGTCTTCTGGTGGGTAAGGTTGATCTGTCTGAACCCTTGCCCATACGTCTGCCATCCTCTGGATCAGCTCGGATTTCATCTGATCTGTGATGTTGAACTCCTGGAGGTAAAACTCTTGTCCACCAAAGAGAACAGCCAAGTAGACTGTATCTGTGCCAAAGACAGCAGCCTCATGGACCAGCTGCGCCATGTCTGCAGCGGGAATAGAGGTTTCATCAAACTTGTTTCTGGTGGCAGCGTTGTAGTTCTTGCACTCCACTAGGAATGATTTCCCGTTTCTGCTGCCTACAAAGTCAAAATGTGATTTGAACCAGGGTTCTTTCTTATGGGTGAGTGCGTCCTCAATCTTGTTGAGTTCGATTTGGAGTTTGTATTGTGCGAGTCTGCCGATCACAGGCTCCATCACATGACCCATCTGAACTGCCTCTATGTCTGATAGATCAGGTATAGGCATCTTTCCGATTTTGGTGAGGATGACCTCGTTGGCTTTCCCGTTTGCAACCCGTCTGGAGTCTCCAGACCAGATTGCACTATTGCGCGTTTGTGGTGAAAAGTCTGACATTGTTTGTCCTTTAATGAAGTTAGGATTAGATAATTATACACATAGATGATTAGTCTGAACATTTAATCTTCACTCTCCTTGATCTGTCTTTTACGCCAACCAGAGGTGTACTCCTGGCGCACTTTCTCTTCTACCAATTGGATAAGCCTGGCATCCCTAATGTGGTCAAACAAGGCTCTTTCTCGAATGTCTGGGACTTGTTCTCTGGCATAGTTGTGTGCCTCTCCTTTGAGCTGGAGGATTTCATCTGAGGTCATTTTTGACCTCCACCTCGCACAGCTGCTGCAAGTCTTGAGACAATTTAGCGATCATCTTTGAGGTTTCTCTAGACACAATTGTGGGCAATGTGTCCAGTTGAACCTCTTGTTGTTTGAACCTCTTTTGCAAGAGTTTCACCTCTAGCAAACGTGTCCTGTAGTCGGATGTACCTGTGGAACGATAAAGAGCGCGTAGCTCTTTCTCTCTATGTATGAGCAGCTCTAGCATTACAAAACTCCCTTTTGCTTTATTTGTTGAACCCGTTGCCTTATGTGGGGAATCAAAAACTTTATTTTTTTAAAACTTAACAGGCAATAGGAAAACCACCAGAGCAAGCCTGTGGATAACTTCACAGGTTGTCTAGTTGGCACACAATTGTGTGGACACTCTCGTTTATCTAACTTAGAGTCTTTAGCGACTCCCCCAGTTTTCGCAACCCCGAGGCGATCCAGGAGGTTCATGCTGAGTTCAGTACGTTTATCTGAGTTGGTCGTGTCTACCGCGTCAAGGGTCTGGTGGTCTAACCCCGTTCTCGGCATTCTAGCAATGCTTGGACAATCTGCACAACTGAATAGTTGACAAACACCAAGGGTCTCGCATCTGGTCATTTTGTGAGCCAGAGGTAAACCACCAGGAACATGGCAGCTGCAGCACAGGCGTACATGACGAACTTGTCTTCATCATCATACTCTGGTGGCACAGACAGGTCATAGTGAAAGTCCATTGGGAAAGCCTCTTGCATGGTCCTGGCAAACCTCAGATGAGTCCAGTTGTGAGCGGGTGGGGTAGGTATCATTCGAGCCATTAGGAATCTCCTTGAGTTAAGATGTTATGATTATATGTCGAGTGCCTAATTGCTTGTCAAGAGGATTTATGTATAATATGTATTCTATGTAAGACATATTACATATTCTCTATGTAGTATGGTTTAACTATGTAATAGGTAGTGCAATAGGGTGGTGAGATCAGAGAGAATGTGGATACCACTTCTCGTTCACAGAAGTGTTTTCTGGGTCTCAAAAGGGGAATTCCCCTGGTCCATTTGGGGTCTCCAGCCTAGAGGTCACCCGTGTTAAATAACTTAACATAAGATCCGTTGTATCAAATGAAGATGGATTTTGGGTAAGTGGGTGAGTGCTTACTAACAAAAATGTATGTAAGTGAGCGGTTACTCACTGGGGTCTGAGGGGGTAGGAAGTGTGACCCCCACTTCTCGCCCACCCCAAAAAAAATTCATGTTTTCCGCAGTTGCCACTAGCGGTTTGGGATGCCAGTTGTGCATCCCTTTTTTTATGTGTATAGTGTGGGTTATATGTAGAGGGGACGATATGCAAAGGTTAGCGATAAACAAAGATGTAGAGATGCCAGCGCCCAGGGTGGTGTTCTCTTACCCGTATGAGGACATGGAGGTAGGGGATTCGTTTGCGGTATCTGTGGAGTACAGGAACAAGGTGATGAATGCGAACTACAGAGCCAGTAGAAGGTTGGGGTTCAAGTTCACTTGCAAGACGGTGGGGGAAGAGTTAATTGTTTGGAGGGTAGCGTAATGAGTACAGGCGGGAAAGTAAAAGTGTTGCCTCACGAAGAGTTCACTCTAGTAGGCAGCCACAAAGTAACGGCTACAGATTTTCTGGACCAGTATGTGGTCTGGAGGTTGAAGGATACCCTGTCAGATTGTCAGTCCTATGGGGAATTGGAAGATGTAAGCCTGGCTTGCAAAATCTTATTGAGGTTCATGGGGGAAAGTATTGAGTAATCTATTGTGGGAAGATGAAGACGAACTGAGAGCGCTCTGTAGAGAACTCTGGGGAAGGCTTTGTGTGTCCGAGATAGAGAAACAGATACTTGTGAATAAGGCAATGGAACATGGATTCAGAGAAGGTTATTCAAGAGCAGTTGTACAACTCTCGTTTGAAACTCAAGAGGGAAATGTTGAGAGCCATTTCTTGCATTAGCAAACCGAGCAGACGAAAGTTGGCTGCAGAGTGGAAGAAGACATACAGTGAGATTTTTTACCAGGAGCTGATCAACTGCGCGAGAAGTAAGAGTGTGCGGTCTGAGATCGCAGCCTGGGACAACGAAAGGATGGGTAAACCATGAGGGTAGCAGTAATAACGCCTTACTACCAGGAGAGCAAAGAAGTGTTGACGCGCTGCTTAACTTCTGTAGTAAAGCAAAACTATTTTGGGGTTCACCATTTTGTGGTGGCAGACGGGTATGAGAACAGACAGGACCTGATCACCAGACCAGGCTTGAGCCACATGGTTTTGCCCAGCTGTAATGATTTTGGGGATACACCTAGAGGAGCTGCAGCAGCTGTTGCATCTGCCCAGGGCTTTGATGCCATTGCTTTTTTGGATGCAGACTGTTGGTATGAGCCTGATCACATCAGGACAATGGTGGGAGTAATGGAGGAGAGTGGCAGAGACATCATCACTTGTCCGCGCAATCTTTATGATGAGGCGGGACGGCATCTGGGGGTGGACGTAGAAAGTGATGGTTACCTCTTCAACGACACGAACTGTTACCTAATTGGCAAAGAATGTTTTAACGTACTGAGCCTGTGGATGTTCAAGACCAAAGACCAGGCGCAAGTGGGGGACAGAATTTTGTTCAACTCCATCAAAGAGTTCCAGGTCAAGATGGCGCGGTCTACCAAGGCAACCATCAACTACACCACCAAACTAGAGATGCACAAAGGGCAGCATGGGCAAAAGAGTCCTGATGCAAGAGAATTTGATTGGAGACTTATGTAATGAAAATAGAACTGCATACCCTTTACTGGGACAACGTGGACCCAAAGATTGTGAAGTCTCACACAGACACTTGCAAACACCTGGGGCTAGATGTCAACTACACCATGCAAAACATCCCGCATGGAGCCTGGATGGACGGCATCATGTTGTCTTCAGATGCAGACGTGAAGTTGTTCCTGGACATTGATTGCGTCCCTACCAACAAAGAGATTGTGGACAAGTCTATTCACTGGGCAATGGAGAACAAGTCAATGGTGGGGATTGCCCAGGTGAGCAATCACATACCTCCTTATTCACATATCTTTGCTGCGCCCGCCTTCCTGGCTATTTCTCAAGAAGGGTGGCGCAACATGGGTCAACCTTCTTTCTCTGAGAATGAGCAGTGTGATGTTGCAGAGAATGTGAGTTATGCAGCCGAGATCAACAAGATCAAATACAAAACACTCTACCCAACGAATTACTTTAAAGACCCAGAGGGTGGAGCCTGGGACTTGCATACCTACGGCAAATACGGCATAGGGACGCATTTTGAGGGCGGGGTGTTCCATCTGTACCAGGCGCGTATGTCTGGGCATCCTGAGACGTTTTACAACGTCTGCAAAGGCATCAGGTCAAAGATGTTTGATCCTCGTAACATGACTCCTTCTAGATCGGTGCTATGAAATTCAACCTCCAGCAGTTTTACAAGTTCTGCAGCGAACTCTCTATTGAGACCAAGGAAGAGGGTCTCAAGAAGATGGGAAAACTCCTGGGGACACAAACCTATGTGATGGAAGAAATCCAGAAAGGCTTAGATGAAGATGTTCACTTCTTCGTTATTCTTAAAGGTAGGCAGCTGGGTATCACAACGGTTTCCCTGGCACTTGACCTCTATTGGCAGTTTACGCACCCAGGATGGCAAGGAACACTGGTGGCAGATACGGAAGAAAACAGGGATATGTTCCGCTCGACTCTGGGTATGTATATCGAAGGACTACCCAAAGAATATAAGATACCGCTGGTTGCCCACAATAGAAACCAAATGGTACTCAAAAACAGATCACGGATTTTCTACCAAATTGCGGGTAACAAGTCTCGATTGGGGCAAGGTAAGGCTATCACTTACTTACATGGCACAGAGACCGCCTCATGGGGAAACGAAGAAGGTCTAGCGTCTCTCATTGCCTCACTCGCAGAAAAAAACCCTGAGAGACTGTATATGTTTGAATCCACCGCGCAAGGGTTCAATATGTTTCACGATATGTACAAGACCGCCAAGAAAGCCAGGACGCAGCGCGCGATCTTCTGCGGTTGGTGGCGCAATGAATATTATTCTGTAGACGCAAACTCAAAAGAATACAAGGTGTACTGGGACGGCAAACTCAAGCCAGAGGAGAAGGAGTGGGTCAAAGAAGTCAAGAAGATGTATGGCTTTGAAATCAACTCCAGGCAGATGGCATGGTGGCGTTGGAAGATGTACGAAGGCATCAAGGATGAAACCCTGATGTACCAGGAGTTCCCACCTTCTGAGGATTATGCGTTTGTGATGACGGGGACCAGTTTCTTTTCAAACTCTCGCTGCACAGATGCAGCCAAACACGCGAAGGGGTTAGAGTATGAGTGTTATCGTTATGCGTTCGGGCAACTGTTCCAAGATACTGAATGCCTCCCGTCCACAGACCGCCTGGCAACCTTACGGGTTTGGCAGCAGCCAGTGGATACAGCATACTATGTCATTGGAGCTGATCCCGCATATGGATCCTCCGATTGGGCAGATAGATTCTGCATCCAAGTGTTTCGTGTTTATGCGGATGGTCTTGACCAGGTGGCAGAGTTTGCAACGTCTGAACTCAACACCTACCAGTTCGCATGGGTTATTGCCCACATTGCTGGAGCCTACAAGAACTCAACTCTTAACCTAGAGGTCAACGGTCCAGGTCAGGCAGTCATCAACGAACTCAGACATTTGAAACGCCTGGCAGCTGCAATGGAAGGCGGGACAGGACGCGGACTCCTAGACGTACTGGGCAGTATGTCGCACTACATCTGGAGACGCATGGACAACATGGGTTCTCTATCCAGCTCCATAGGTTTTGTCACTTCTGCCAACACCAAAGAGCGGATGCTGTCTTACATGAAAGATTACTTTGAGCGGGGCATGATGGGCATTTACAGCATGGATACCCTGGAAGAAATGAAAGGCATTGTGCGCGAGAACGGGTTCATAGGCGCACCAGGCAGAGGCAAAGATGATCGAGTCATTGCATCCGCACTAGCAACCATTGCCTGGGCAGAACAAGTGCAGCCAAGACTTGTTGGTATGCGTTTGACCAAGGCTATGTCGGTCAAGCAAGACGATTACACGCCAGAGCAGATTGCAGTTGGCAAAAACGTCTCCAATTACTTAAAGATGATTGGTGTTTATGGAGGTAAAGATGCCCGTACTCAGTAAAAAACAACTGATGAAAGAGATCAAACTGTTCTTGCAAGACAAGGACAGGGGCATTTCTATTGAGTTATTTGGTGAATTGGCGGGTTTGTCTAGTCATCACATAGAAGAAGTCTTCTTACAAGAGTCCAGACCAATGACTGAATACACCCAAAAGCGGGTCAATAGAGCCTATGAAATCTGGAAATCAGGCAGAGTAAAGGTCATGCGTAAGTTTACAGGTCACAGATATGTGGATTTTAGGAAAGAACCTGAGATACCTTTGTACCCGCAACTCAAGATTGAGATGGTGAACGGGGTTCCAAAGGTCACTTTAGGACCTGTAAACAGGCATGATTACAGTCAAATCAGCGAAATTTTGTCAAAAAGGGGGTAAAAATGGGTGTTTTAAAAGATTATTTCTGTGCAAGTCATGGCGTTTTTGAGTCTAGGGAGGCTAAATGCCCCATAAAAGGGTGCGGAGCTGAGTTGTCGGTTGTTTTTTTGCAACCTGTGGCTATCAAGTCCCAGAAAACAAAGGCAACAGACGCAAATCTCAAACAGTTGGCAATTGATTTTGATATGACCAACATCAAATCCACGAAAGCGGGGGAACACCAGGACGGTTATCTCAAACGCAAGAACAAATTGTCTGACAAAGAGTTTGCACAGGCTACTGAGGCAATGGAGGCAAACAACAAGAGGATTGCTGCCGAGCAACCCAGAGAACAACGCCCAGGGGATAGCGTTATGTGGGGGAATGGTGGTAATATCAACCTCAAATCTGTCATGGGCGGGCAGTTTAAGCCTGTCGCTGATGAATCTGTGAGCATCATGCCCAAAGATATAGGTTCGTTCACGCCCCCCAAAGCGGGACCAGGCACAATGATTGACCATGAAGGCTTGAAAGTACAAACATGAAGATACCAAAGAACGCGCAAGAGAGAGATGAGTTTTTCAGAAATGTAATTTACAAGTGCGAAGTGTCTCTGAACTCTCGCAAGGTAGATTACGCCTCTCTACGCAATTGGTATCTGTTTGGTAACGGTCCTGATGAGGCTCCAGCTCTTTACAACAAAATTTTCCCTCATCTGGATCAGCTGACCTCTTTCTTGTACTCAGCTGAGACCACCAGGTTCAGCATCAACCTGGGGGCATCTACTCCACCCAACGAACACCAGAAAGTCCCAGTGCTGACCAAGGCGCTGAATGATGAATGGCTCAACTCCAATGCTGACCAGGTATTCTCAACAGCCACCACCTGGTCTCTCGTCTACGGGACAACCTACGTCAAACTGATTATGAACAACGGCATCCACCCCTACATGGTGGAGCCTGGAAGCATGGGTGTCCTGAGAGAAGACATCACCTACACAGACAGACAAGAGGCGTTGATTCAAAAATACTACATCACCAAGTCTGAGTTGTATTCTCGGTTGTACTCTCATCCCAGACGGGAAGAGATTGTGCAGCGCGTAGGTTCTATGCCCCATGAACGCACAGAAATTGCCAACGGGTTAGAACGAATTATTATCAGTCAATCCAACCCAACCATTTACGGTAACGTCAATCTGGATTTGGCGGGTGGCAACAGGTATAAGGCAGAAGTGTCAGAGGATACAGTCGAGATGACTGAACTCTGGGTCTGGGATGATGATGAAAAAGACTACCGCGTAGTCACGAAGGCAGACCCAGACGTGATCATTTATGACCGCCCAGGTGAGTCACTCTTCATCAAAGGTGAATTGCCTTTTATTCAGATTTGCCCCAACCCGCTCTATGACTACTACTGGGGTGCAAGTGAAGTGCAGCGCCTGGTGTATCTGCAGCAGCTGCGTAACAGACGCATGACAGAAATACTTGATCTCTTGTCCAAACAGGTATCTCCCCCTACGGCTCTGATCGGATTTACAGGCATCTTAGATGAGAAGAATTTCGCACTCAACCGCGCGGGGGGGTTACTCTCTACAGATATGCCCAACGCCAAAGTAGAAAAAATGGCTCCAAATATGCCACCTGATCTGTTCACCGAGATCAGAGAGGTAGATGCCATGTTTGAAGAGGCATCTGGTATTGGTAATGTCCTCTCTGGTAAAGGAGAGGCGGGGGTTCGTTCTGCGGGTCACGCCTCACAACTGGCTAGACTTGGATCGTCCAGGACTAAAAAACGCGCCTTGGTGATTGAGGACAGCCTGGAGAAACTCGCTACCCTTTACCTAAAAGCAATGCAGCTCTATGATGATACGCATTTCAAAGATACAGCTGGTCACCCATTCATTGCAGAACAATTCACAAAGAACTTTACGGTGAAGGTGGACGCGCACAGCAACTCCCCCATCTTTATGGAAGACAACAGACAATTGGCGTTTAACTTACTCAAGGCGGGTGCAATTGACAAAGAGTCATTGCTCGATTTGATCGAACCCCCCATGAAAGAGGAGTTGAAAGATCGCCTAAAACGAATGGAGGAAAAGAAAGCTGGGCAACCCCCAGCTCCTCCGCAAGTCAAAGAGGGTAAACCTGATCTTAAAAAGGTGGGATGATGGCAACTAAAAATGTCGGGGGACCGCAAACGCAGCCGAGGGCAGACCAGCCTAGAGTTAGTTCTGAGACTTTGAGAAAAGAATCTACGGGTCCAGGATTGACATACAGGCAAACTGGTGTTAAAAACTCAACTGGCGGTAGGACACAGCGTTCTTATGCTAGAACTTAACCAGGAGTGAATGATGTACAAAATGGCTAAACGTGGTCGTAAGACACGCAGATAAGTCTTCCTTGCAAAGAAGAAGGGTATGGTTTCTCCCCTTGATGAGAAACCGCTTGTCTAGGAGATTGCCATGCGTAAAGCTCGTAAACATAAGCGTAAGTAATCCGCAAGGATGAACCGACATTGGAGGGTATGTCGTTAAATACCCTCCACCCACTTGACAAAAAGTTAGTAAGTGGTTACAAACTAGGGCAAGGAGAAAAGTAATGAGCGTACCTCAAGACAAATTGATGGAGTTGATGGGTGGACCAAGGTCTGCTGGCGCTCCCGTCCCTGTTCCTCCAATGCCACCAGGCGGTGCGCCTGATGCAGAAACGCCACCTATGGGTGCGCCCATGTCTACGCCAGAACCTAAGATGGGTTCTAAAGAAGCATCCATGATCAATTTGGGTATGGCTCAAGATTTACTTGAGCAAGCCCTGGCAAACATTGGCAGCAATACAGAAGAAGGCAAAGCCGTTCTGTCTGCCATCTCCACACTCAATAGAGTGCTTGGACCCCGTAAAAACAAGACCAACGAATTACAGCAATCTGAGATTATCCAGATGTTGCAATCATTGCCCCAGGCGGGTGGTGCAACACCTGAGAGCAAGTCAATTGCTGCAGCACCTCCCCCTGGTATGACACCACCTGGTGGTGGATTACCTCCCCCCCCTCCACCTCCTGGTGGAATGACACCACCCCCAATGTAAGGAGTTATCATGGATTTATTCAAACCTAGAGGTTCAGCAACACCCCGTAGACCAACAGACAACAACCAGAAAAATGGTGTTGTAGTCAACACCCCCAGATTTTCTCAGCTCGGTGGCTTGTCTGCTCCTAATAAAGCAGCCATGCAAGGCATGAAGGTTGAGAAACCAGCTGACGGTAAAAAAGTAATTTAAAACGGTAAGAGGGTAAAACTATGTCTTCATTAGAAAATATGTCCTTTGAGCAACGCGATGAACTCGCGGGACTCATGCAGCAACTTGCGGACACTCCAGAAACTCGCAAAGACATTTTGCGTTTGACTAAGAAAATTCGTCCTGGTCTTAATGTTCCAGAATTGGAAATTGAAGAAAACACCAACTCCGCACTCGCACAAATGAGAGCAGAGAACGAAGCAATCAAAGCCAGACTCGCGCAAAAAGAAGCGGTAGAAAACTTGGAGAGTGTCAGACGCAATGTTGTGAAGAAAGGTCTGGTCTCTGAAGATGAGTTACCACAGGTAGAAAAGTTGATGTTGGAGAAAAAGATTGCAGACCATGAGACTGCAGCCGAGTATCACAACTGGATGAAACAGGCAGCTGTGCCAACACCTACAGGATACAATCCTTCCGCTATTCGCCAGTTTGATCTTGGCAAATATTGGAAAGACCCTAGAGGTGCTGCACAGCAAGAGGCGGTTAGAGCATTCGCAGACTTGCGTAAGCCTACACGCCCTATCGGTTTGTAAGAGGGTAGGTAATTGTCGGGGCAGAAATGCCCATCTTTAAGGAGTCATTATGGCTATAGGTGGTGGTATTCTGCCAGCAACGGGGTCAAGTCAGTTTACTGAATTAACCTACGTTACCCGCAGAGCCTTTATTCCAAAACTCGTTGTACAACTGTACAACTCTACGCCCCTCATGGCTGCTCTGATTGCTAACAGTCAGCAAGCATCTGGAGGTGTTTCTTCTGTAACTGTCCCCGTCCAGGGCGCTCAGTTCGTTAACGCACAGTGGTCTGATTACTCTGGCTCTTTTGCCCAGCCTTCAGTTCAACAAGGTGCTTATAACGCTGAATTTGATCTCAAGTTGATGATCTCTCCCGTACCGTTCCTCGGTATGGAAGGTGTGGCTCAACAAGACGCTGCTATTATTCCTCTGATCGAGGCTCGTATGAACGATGCCACCAACGTGATGATGGATGCAATGGCAACGGCTCTTTACAACAACACCACCAACAATCAACAGTTTATCGGTTTGCCCGCTGCTGTGGATGATGGTACAGGTGGAGCAACTTACCAAACAACATACGGTAACATCAACCGCTCTACTTACACCTGGTGGCAGTCCAAGGTTTACAACGCTGGTAATGTAAACCCCACAAGACAAAACATTCTCCAATACATCTCTGGAACAGTGAAAAAAGGCGCAGAAATGCCTTCATTTGGTGTTTGCGGATTTGGTACTTGGACATTGTTGGCTCAAGACTTTGTTGGTCAAGAGCAATATGTTATTACCCCAGGCTCTGGTTTTGATGGTGACAACAACGGTCCTCAAGCTGCTTTCCGCGCCTTGATGGTTGCTGGTGTTCCAATTTATCCAGACCCCTATTGCCCAGAAGGTACAGTGTACTTCCTCAACACAAACTACTTGTCGCTCTATATCCATGAGCAAGGTTCATTTGTGTTCACAGGTTTTGAGTCCACCTTACCAAATTGGCAAATCGGTTATGTAGGTGCTGTTCTTATGATTGCTGAGTTGGTGTCTGTGAAGCCCAAATCAATGTCTAAGATCACCAATTACAACTACTTGTCACTATAAGGAGAATTTAAAATGGCATTAGCTCTTAATAAAATTATCCTTGCAAGTGCAGTCGCTAATACGCCTGGCGCGTATTTTCAGATTACCACTACGCCCGCCACAACAGTCGGTAACGTGATTCCCGCTGGTGTTTACATTGTGTTTCCTACTGCTAACGTGACCATCCAGGCTACATCAGCAGTTAACACAGCTGGTAACGCCACCGCAACATCTATCGTTTTGGCTAACAACACTGGTGGTATGATTTTCTCTGACGGTGTAAACGTCTTTGCTAATTCGTCTGTCACTAATGCAACAGTCACATTGTTGACCGTTGACGGTGGTCAGAACGTCTCTGGCACATACAACGCATCATAAGGAGTAAGATCATGGCAAACGCAGATGCAGTAGCACAACTGTACTTAGATTCGTTTGGTAATGGTCGTATCGGTCAAGCCGTCTCTGTCTCAATGGCAACATTGGGCAATGCAGTAGGCACTATGCCTTTTGTAAATGGCGGTTTGACAAATTCTGGTAATGTAAGTGGATCTGGTGCGGTGATCATTCGTAGAATTACTGCGAATAATCCAACTGGGTCTGTTTCTTCTGCCTATGTAACGATTACAACAAGCAATGACGGCAACGCCTCTAACGCGGTGGTTGCCAATGTTGCCCTTGCTAATCTTACAGCTGTAGGCAGATACCAGGATTTAACGGTAGCAACACCTTACTCAACGACTACAACCATAGACGGCAGCAAAACATCTGCCTTATATGTGAATGTAACTACAGTTAGTGGAAATTCAAACACAGTCAGTTTTAGCGTCTACGGTGACGTAGTTCAATTCTAATGACTGTATTTGTAACGAATCGTGGAGATACTCCTCTTACCATTGGGTATGACGGGGTTCTCTACGAATTCAAAAAGAATATTCCTGTAGAGCTGCCAGAGTCTGGGGCTAGACAGTTGTTTGGTTTCGGTTTAAATGACCGAGAGCATATCCTGGTTCGACATGGGTGGATTAAACTTCACAGCGAATTAGAAGAAGGATTAAAAAAGTTAAATGAGTTTGTGATTACAAACGAAAAACCAGTAACAAACAGCTCGTTACCCTCGGCTGTAGGCGTAGTACCCTTGCGTTCTGAGAAGAACGTGGGGGGAAAACCCTCTGTAAAACGGGTAGCATAACTATGGACCATCAATGGCAACGCTCAATGATTATTTATCACAAGTTGAAAACTTGCTACATGATGTCAATAATGTTTTCTGGACACAATCTCAGTTAACGAACTACATCAATGAGGCAAGAGAGAGAACTGTAAGAGACACTGGCTGCCTACGCAACTTACAGACTACAACCGCCCCCCTCGCCTACAACTCAAGCACATTAACTGGAGTCTCTCCCACAGCCTGGGCGGGAAACACTGCGGTCACAGCTGGTCAGTACGTCTTCTCCAACATTTTCAATTACGTCTACACCCAGAGCGGTACTTCTAGCAGCACCGCACCAGCCTATCCTAGTGGGACTAATCCTTTTCCCCCGTCTACACCTTTCTCAGATGGGACGGCAATGCTGCAGTATGTCAGCAATTGTGAGATCATTCCTTTTAACGCACTCCCCCAGGGTATCAATGTCTATGACGTAGTGAATGTGAACTTGTACTGGGGAAATAGTCGCATACCGCTCAGATATTTGCCCTGGTCAAATTTCACAGCCCAGCTGCGCTATTGGCAAAACTATGTGGGTAGACCCATTTGTTTCTCTATGTACGGTCAGCAAGCAATCTACATTGCTCCCATCCCAGATCAGTCTTACTACATTGAGGTGGACACTAACATTTTGCCCGCTGCATTGTCTTTGAGTTCTCCTAATGTCACAGACTCCATCATTGACCCCTGGAATACGGCAGTGCAATACTATGCAGCCTACAAAGCCAAGTTCTATGAACAGTCTTATGGTGAGGCTGAGATTTTCAAGCAAGAATACAACAAACACATATTGAACGTCCTCAACAGTACGTTTACTAGACGCATTCCTGACCCCTACTCTAATGGAGGTTAAGGATGGCATCCGCAGAGCAGAAGAAGTCCTACCAGGTTATCAAGGCTTTCAAGGGTCTCAACACCAAGGCAAACAGAACCGCGATTGACAAGGATGAATTCTCCTGGTTAGAGAATGCCATGCCTGTGGGTTCTGGCAATATGCGGATTATTCCCACCTCTTCCAATGTCAAAAATGGTGCAAATGCGGTTGTCTTTACTGCCAATGTGACCTATTTGACCTCTTCCAATATCAATGATGATTACATTGTTGCTGCACAAGATGATGGGCGTTTACAGGCGTTTGATCTGCAATCAAATAACTTTGTCACTATTGCAAGCACAGGCACTCTGTCAAATGCTAACGTCTCTGCTGCTCAATATCAGAATACTGATCTTTTTATTGGGGATCCAAACAAGGGACTTTTTGATTGGAACGGGGTTAGCCTTATTCCTGTGGGATCAGTGGGTGCAATTGCCATAACAAACCCTGGCATCAACTACGCATCTGCACCTAACGTCACAATCTCTGCCCCCAATAATGCCAACGGGGTCCAGGCTACCGCGGTGGCTACCATCACAACAGGAGCTGGAGGAGTCAGATCTATCCAGGTGACCAACGGTGGTTCTGGCTATACTTCTGTGCCAACAATCACCATCACCACTCCAGATGTTGTGGGTGGAGCTACTGCTACAGCCTCCGCAACCATCTCAGGAGGCAATGTTGTTGCCATCACAGTGTCTAACCCTGGATCAGGCTATTTAACGGCTCCTAGCGTCTCTATAACTGGCGGTGGAGGTTCTTCCGCAACCGCCAATGCTGCGTTGACCACAGGAATTGTGAATAGCGTCACACTTACTAACGCGGGTTCTGGTTACAACTCCCAACCTACCATCACTTTTTCTGGCGGTGGAGGAACAAACGCTGCAGCCATTGCCCAACTTGTCACTTTTGCCACAGGCACAGTCTCGATCCTGGTCACGAATGGTGGATCAGGGTATGGTCAGTATGGCAACCTGGCAGTCACCATCTCTGGTGGCGGTGGAACAAATGCAAATGCAACTGCGGTCATTGCTGGGAACGTGGTTTCACAGATCATTATGAACAATCCAGGCACAGGATACACTTCTGCGCCTACAGTTCAGATTGCCTCTGGCGGTTCTAATGTCACAGCCAACGCGACAGCTGTGGCGGTGGTCAATTTGAACCCTGTGGTGGATATGGCAACCTTTTCTGGACGGGTTTGGTTGGCTGCGGGGCGTACAGTCTACGGCTCTGCCTCGACTTCCCCTACAGACTTTACTAGCGTCTCTGCGGTGGCTTTCAACATCACAGATTCCACCTTGCATGGCAACATCCAGGCGTTATTGTCTGCCAATAACTTTTTGTATGTGTTTGGAGATGATAGTATCAACGTATTTTCTGACCTCCAGGTCACTTCTACGGGTGCAACAGTCTTCACCAACACTAACGTATCTGCCTCAATAGGTTCTAGACGCATCTACGCGATCTTCCCGTACTTCAGATCGGTGTTATTTATGAACGACTATGGCATTTATGCCTTGGTTGGTTCTACCACCACCAAGATTTCTGACCCTTTAGACGGTATTTTTCCCTATATTGACTTCTCAAAACCAGTTTCTGGTGGTCAGGCGCTGATCAACAACATCCTCTGTGCGGTGTTTAACTTTTATGTAAACAGTTCTTTCCCATTAGGACCATCTGGTTCGAGGTACATCCAATGTATTTTCTTTGAAAAGAAGTGGTATGTCTCTAGTCAAGGAACCATCAAGTATGTGACCTCAGTTCCATACAATGGAACGGTCAATTTGTATGCAACAAATGATACCAATGTATTAAAATTACTTTATTCTGATAGTACAAGCAGTATCAGCAGTTATATACAAACCGCTCTCAATGAGATGGGTGACCCCATCAGAACAAAACAGGCTTTAAAGTTTGCTGTAGAGGCTACTTTATCCCAGGGTGGAACTTTTAATGTCACCGTAGATTCAGAAAGTGGATCAAGTCCATCTTACACATTGTCTAATGAAATAAAATGGACAAATAATACTGGAACGTATATAAGTTGGACAAATAATAGCTCTGCAACGATAATTTGGACATCTAATACAGGTTATTTTTTGTACAAATCAGACGCAGAGCAGTACGGTAAATACTTGGGGTTAACGCAAACCAGTAATTCTGCGGGTTTTGTTGTTAATACATTTGAGTTTGAACATGAATTAAGAGTGAGGTTCTAAAATGGCAGTTCCATATACATTTGCAAGTGCAACAAGTGCAATACCACTGTCTCAATTAGACAGTAATTTTGCTACGGCTGTTACTATTGGTAACGTGGCTGCTCAATTGGGCAATACTGTATCCAGTGTGGGTAATCTTACTTTAACGAATGTCACCATTACTTCTGGTACAACAAACGGGATTACTCAAGGCAACTCCACATTCAATAATGTGACCATTACCTCGGTTGCTAGTACCTTCCCCAATAATTACCTATCTAACAGTTCGGTCACAATTGGAAATACAGCTGCAGCACTTGGAAGTACAGTCACTTCTTTTGGAAATGTGACGTTAACAAACGCAACAATAAGCAGTCTTGCGAGTACATTTCCTAATAATTACTTATCTAATAGTACAGCTACTTTAGGTAATGCAACAATTACTCTTGGTGGAACAACCACTGCAGTTGGAAATTTGACATTAAATTTACCAACAATTACCAACTATGTTGAGACGCTTTATTCTGTTACAGGAAGTTCATCTCTTTCCTTGAGCAATGGTACGGTACAAAAGGTAACAACATCAGGTTCTACAACGATTACATTGCCAGCCAGTGTGTCTGGTAAGAGTTTTACGGTTATTGTTTACTACGCTGCTGCGGATGCAATCACCTGGGCTGGTGGCACTACATTAAAATGGGCGGGTGGTACAACACCTACGGCTACTTCTGCAACAGGCAAGTACGACATCTTTAACTTCTACCAAGATGGTACAAATACCTACGGTAGCATTTATGGGCAGAACTACTAATGTTTAGTTCAAGAAAATCAAATGCACCTTCTGCTGGAGGTGCTTTCTCACTTACTAAGTCTTTAAGGCTTAGAAGTAGTGCGTCTG